GTATGAAAAATACGGAGACTATCTTTAATAAATGAATTTTGTATTTTGTTTGGTTTTTTTAGTATACGCATCATTATATAATCTGTTAATATAGGTAAATTTACATTAGACATAAAAAAAGGTGAGCCTGTAAATCTAGACTTGAGTTCTTCTAACATATATAACACATCATCTTTATAATAATCCAAAAAATCATCATATGTAAATTCTGATTCGTATTCGTATTCGTATTCGTATTCGTATTCTTCTTCTAAATCACTATACATAAGTTAAATATAATTTATTAATGTAATAATTTTTATTTTTAAATTTAAGGTGGGTATTTAAATTAAATATAAAAAAAAATTTATTTTATTATACTATATTAAAACAAAAGTATGGCGAAAATATTAGATTTTCTTCAATCAAGTGCTATGGTAAAAGTTTTACTAACAGTTATTATTATTGTTATTATATATGTATATATGAAAGGTTCGTTTTTTGAAAGTTTAGAAAACATTACTGGTGTAGATACAGTACAATATACTGAAATACCAGAACAAAAAGAACCTGTTCTTCAACAAGCTTCTTTAGCTTTAGGTGATGGAGTAGAACCACAACAAGAACAACCAGTCATTATCGATGAACAACAAAAACAAATTGATAAAGTTGTTGCAGGAACTACTCAATTAGGAGCAGAAGATTTGTTGCCAAAATACGATGATGCAAACGAATTCGCCAAAGAAAACCCAGTATCTAAATTATTAAAGGAACAAAATTTCTTAATTAGTGGATATCACGTCGGGGTTAATACAGTGATGCAGAGTAATAAGATACCGTATCACGATATAAGATCCTTACCACCAGTGCCTAAAGAAAGCGTTGGACCATGGAATCAAAGCAGTTATGAGCAAAGTCCTGCTCAATTGCGAAGACAATTCGAAATCGGTGTCTAAATAAAAGATCATCTTATTTGTTATTTTTAACAAAAAATGTTGATTTTTACAAAACGAATTTAAAAATAACAGTTATTATAAATTATATAAATACAATAATTTATATAAATAAATGACTCACGAAAGACTTGATATTGTAAATTTAATAGAAAACAATCCTTTAGAAAAATTATCTAATGATTATCAAACTAAATTACTTGATAAGATCAAAGAAACGTTTAGTGATTCTGACCAACAATTATTTATAGCAAGTTTTTATTGTTACTTGAAATACGATTGTAAAACAGATTTTATAATTGATATGGATGATGTATGGAAATGGTTAGGTTTTAGTCGAAGAGATCATTGTAAACGCGTAGTAGAAAAACATTTTACAAATGATATTGATTACAAAATCTTGCTCCCCCAAATTGGGGAGCAAGTTCACGGTGTCTAAATAAAAGAAAATCTTATTTGATTTTTTTGATATTACTTTTTCTAAAAGTAATTATTTAATTAAAAACGTATTTTAAAGATAAAAATCTTAATTAAATATAATATCAAAATTAAAATGGAAAGAACAAAAACACCAGTTGACATTAAAACACATTCTAATAAATTAAGTATATACAATGGTGTTTCGTGGTGTGTAACGAATAATAAATGGGCATCGAGAGTAAGTTATGATAATAAGATTATTTTTCTAGGAGTTTATACTACAGAAGTCAAAGCTGCAGTAGTTTACAATGATTATGTTAGTTATTTAAATAAAACACAAAATACAAATTACAAATTAAATGAAATAGAAGATTATATCCCGAATCCGCGTGATATACCGGAAGAAAATTATAAAAAATGGTTAAACTATTTTTAATTTTTTGGTAAACTACAAGTTTTAGATTGTTTAGAGCAAACTGCTCTGATACTTTCATATTTTTCCAAAACTTCTTTAAAAGGAGGTGATGATTGTGTTATTAGAGTTTTTTGTTTAAATTCTTCTAATTTTTTATAATACATTTCTTTTCTTTGTTTTGTAGGTGGTCTGGAATAGTAAATTTTTTTTAAACGAAGTTTTTCATTATTGTAACATTGTTTTTCTTGCGCAATTAACTTTTTATTAACTTTGTCTCGGATATCGTATAACCATTTCATTAAATCCATACGTGATCCCATAGAGTTTTCTATAGGCAATTCTACGCAAAATTTTTTAAATGATTCTCGACAAAATATACAAGGCATTGTATATCCTAAACTTAATATCATGTTTTTAAAATGTTTTTTAATAACTAAATGATGTTTATCCTTTTCGTTTATATGTGGTGGATATCCTCCCATAACACAGGAGAATAAGAAATACCAACCACTTGGACCCCACATTTTTGTAGATAGTCCAGAAGTAGATGTATAATATACATATTTAGTATACATATATTATTATACATGCATAAAAAAATAAGGCAAAAAAAAATAAAAAATTTATAAATAAATATAAAATACACAAAATCTAATATGAATGAAAAATGTTTATTAGATGTATATTATTGTATTGATACGACGAATTTAGTTCGACAAGATACAATTACTGACGCCGGTGACGAAAGTGTCGAATTTATAGAACGTGGTTTAAAATTACAGTTAACTTTGAATTGTAAGAATTATAATATTAACAAATTAGTAAATTATAATAAAGAAATAAAAGACGACACAGTAAAAGACGACACAGTAAAAGACGACACAGTAAAAGACGACACAGTAAAAGACGACACAGTAAAAGACGACACAATAAAAAGTGGTCTTTTAACATTTAATAAAATGTGTCAAAATTTAAAATTAAAATCAACTAACGAAACATGGTTTTTTTATATATCAAGTGGTGATGTTAAAGATATATATCGTGATGTATTTGTAGTATTATTGAATAAAAATCCAAGAGAACAAAAATGTTTTTATGTTATAAATAAAAACAATACAAGTGAATCTAAAGAATTATTCAACATTTCTAATTCTACAATATGTGAAGTATTAGTAGGTGAAAAAACTATTACTTATACACATTTGAATTAAAGTAATTTCTACATTTACGGATTGTATTTTATTAAATGTAAAAGAGGAAATTTTATAATGGTAGCTGATGCTATACCGTGTAAAAAAACTAATGCAAAATCTTGATCTTTTTTATAGTTTTTAATTTCGCCAATATATCCTTTGTAAGTATTTAAAATACTATTTGGAACATTGATAATTTTGACCATATCTCCACGTTTTATATATAAATGATTTTGTTCTATTTCACACGAGTTTGTTTTTTTTTTTGACTCGTCTATAGGTTGTGAGGTACCTTGCCGAACAGATGGGTTCGCCATCTGTAAGGTACCTTGTTGTCTAACGAATTTTTCAGAAGAATTAAGGGTTGTTATATCGGAATCATCTGTTGATTTTTGTAAAAATTGAAAGAAATCCATTTAAAATTAATAGTATATTCTTTTTAAATAAATATGAATTTCGGAAATATGAATTTTAATGTGATTTACAACTGTATTTTTAAAATTTTTTTACAAGTAGCTAGGGTATTTGTAGAAGTATATTTATATTTTGCACAAAGGTCAGATAATATGGTTGAAACAAGTAATATACATGTATTATATCATTATATAACGTATAATGTAATTAAAAATAATAAAAATTTCAAGATTGTTTTTTCATCAGACGTAGATGAAAATATACAACAACATATTTTAGATTTTAAACTAAACAGTGATATATGTTTATCTGCTAAAAATTTAATTGTAAATTGTCATTTAACAAAAGATCTTGATGATGTCGATGATGTGTTTGATATAACGGAATATGTTAGGTATTTTTGTTATTATTTTGACAAAGTTGAAAGGTTTGATATATTTTTAAATTATTTAGAATATAAACATGATATTAATTTAAGTTTGTATAAAAATATAACATTATATATGAATGATTTGGATTTTTCAGAAAAGGTATATGATATAAAAGGAGCAAAGAATATGAGTTTTAGTGAAGTTTTTTCTTAAAGAGCTTATTTAAATAACGTTAAGTATAATATATTTTATTATTAAGTATAATATATGAAAAAAATAGTAAACACCTTAATATTAAGTGGTGGTGGGGTAAAGGGTATATCGTATATAGGTGCGTTAAAATATTTGGATGAATTAAAGACAAAAGAAGAATATAGTATAACTATTCAGGAAATTATGGGTGTATCGGTTGGAAGTATAGTAGGATTATTGTATATATTAGGATATACATATGATGAATTTGTTGATGAAATTGTATCAAAAAATTTATCAGATTTAAAACAATTGCGTATAAAAAATTTTTTGCAAAGGTATGGGTTTGATTCTGGGACAAGAATTGTAAATTGGATTGAAACTTTAATTATTAGAAAAGGGTATTCTAAAGATATTACATTTTCTGATATTTATACAAACTTTGGGGTTAATTTTAGAGTTGTTGCTACAAATTTAAATAAATATACAACAAAAGTTTTTGATAAAAATTCTACCCCAACTTTAAAAATTACACGAGCTATTAGAATGTCAATTGGAATTCCTTTAGTTTTTACAGTTACAAAATATTGTGGTGAATGTTATGTAGATGGTGGATTAATAAATAATTATCCTATAAAAGAATATGATGGTAAATTAGATAATGTTTTAGGTTTAAAATTAGTAACACGTGGTGAATTTCATCAAATGGATGAATCGATTGATTCTTTTTATAATTATTTAGGACATTTAATTACATGTTATATGGTACAAAAAGAGAAAGAAACAACTTTGTCTTATAAATATAGAGATCATAGTGTAGGTATAGAAGCGCAGAGTATAACTAGTACTATTAATTTTTCTTTAAATGAAGAACAGAAACGTAATTTAATTGATCTTGGTTATTCTGCTGCAAAAGAGTATTTTGAAAAAATGCCAGAATCGTAAAATTTACTTTATATAAAAATAATAAAAATATTTACATATTAATATAAAATGAATCTTATTTACATCTGTGTTTTTCATAAACAAGATTATATAAAATTATTAAAACTTCTCATTACATCTATTTCAATTAAAGCTAATATTTCTGAAAAAATAGATATTCTAATATTAACATCGCCATCATTTCAACCAATAATACAAAATGAATTAAAAGAATTCAATTTACCCTTATATTATTATATATTAGATTTACATACTTTATATGAAGCGGCATGTGCCAGATTAACTATTTTTAAATATAATAATATTAATAAATATGATAAAATATTGTATTTAGATACTGACATTTTAATAAATTCAGATATTAACGTATTATTTAATTTAGAATTATCTTTTGAAAAATTATATGCTTTAAAAGAAGGAGTTATAGGTCACGAATTTTGGGGAGGAAAATTGTTTGATTTTTCAAAATATAATAAAGATTTACCAGGATTTTCTTCTGGTATATTATTATTTAAAAATAGTGATTCTATAAAATCTTTATTTGATACAATAGAAGAACATATACCAAAAGGTCCTAGATCTACTTGTCTTGATCAACCATTTATTGTATATAATGCTATATCTCAAAATAAATATG